ATTCTAAACCTTCAGATTGATCACCAAACGCTTCTGTGTTTGAATAATCTGACAATCTATTTTTCTTATATCCGTATTTACTTGGATCTATATCTGCGTATTTTTCTTTTATTTCATTCATCGCATACGCTCTAGCATAATCGATAGCGTTATTATATTTTTTACCATTTATTTCTAAACCACCATCTGGTCCTCCGGCGACAGCAAAACCACTTGTGCCAAGTTGTGCAAAATCTGGGTTACCTGAATCTTTATTAGCTGATAAAAATTCTTGATATCCTCTATTTAAAAGCTCAGAATATTCTCCTAATCCATATTGAAATGAAGCAGTTCTTAAATAAATTTCTGGTGAATCTCCGTAGTTAGCAAATGAATTTGCTAATAATTCAATATCAGCGTTAGATACGGGATATATTTTCTTAGATTGAGTTAATACTTTTTTAGTAGTAACTTTCCTTTCAAATTTTAATTGAGCTAAACCTTGATAATCTACTCCAATAAATTCTTCAAAAAAATCTTTATATAATTGTTCACTAGGAAGAATAGCTTTTAAAAACTGTGCTAAAGGTTCAAACGTTTTTACTCTAGGACCATATGTTTGAAAAGTGCTAGGATCAAGTCTAATGGCAGCAATTTGTGAATCTATGAGAGGCACTAATTCTTGAGCTTCTAAGAACCCTGGTTCTAATTGAGATTCATATTGATTTACTACTTTATCTGACTTTGCTTCAGTTATTTTATATACGTCTTCAACATCTAAATCTTTAGGGTCTTTAACTGGATCTACTGGATCTATTACATCTTTAACGAAAGTTTGTAAATCAATAATTCCGTCTTGACTATGAGTAACTCCTGAAACAACTCCTGTAGTTCCTATCTCTTCATCAGGGAAAAATTTATCTTTACCATTTTCCATAATGTCTCCTATTGTATATTTTAAACCTTTTACAAAAGAAAACTTTCCTTTATCTGTAGTAGATGTTTGTTTAGATAATATCTTTAATTTAGCTAAATCAGCCTCTCTCGCATCTTTCGTGTAATCATTTACAGCAGACGCAACTCTAGCGAAAGGAGATTTAAAACTAGGAGTACCACCCTCTTCTATAAGATTTAATCCTATACCAACCATAGGGTTTTGTAATCTTTCTTTTAATTCATCAGCAGGACTTGTTCTTGCAAAAGCATACTCACCAGATATTGGGTCTATTCCAAATTGATCTCTTCCTTTAAATATAGCCCCTATATTAGTTGTTATTCTTTCAAGTAAACTTTGATCATTTAAGCCAAAAGATTTTTCCATAGCTATCTTTTGGCCGTCAGATAATCCTACAGTTTCTGCTATAAAATCAATTTCACTCTGTAATTGATCTCTATTATTTAATTGTTTTTCTAAACTTTCTATTACACCTTGTTGATTGATTAAAGTATTTACCTCACTTCCTAAAGCATCACCACCAGCATTAACTTCACCAGCAGTAGTATTTACTACATTATCTACTGATGATTCTTGATTCTGGTCTGTAGGTAAATTAGAATCTGTATTATACGTTTTTACTTTCTCTAGAAATTTATCTTCGCCACCATAAGCATCGAAAATACTCGATTCTATAGTTTCATACGATTCATCTCCGCCAGTTTCTTTGTATAAAGTTTCTAGAAATTTTAAATCGTCTTGAGCATCTCTATTTAATACTGTTTCAGCCATATTTTATCTTACATAAAACCAGCAAATGTACCAGCGGCTCCTGCGATTTGAGCAAAAGGAGAAGTACCTCCGATAACTTGACCTACTGTACCTGAGCGTTCTTCACCGTAAGAACGTATAGGAGCACCTGTAAGAATACTTGATAAGAATCCTAATTGTCCTCTATCGAATCCTTGTTGTTCTACAAAGTCACGATAATCTTCTAGTAACTGTTGCTGTCTTACTGCTTGTTGTAATCCACCGAATCTAGTTGCCGCTGCAGCTTCAGATAATCCTTGTTGTCCTAATGAAGCTTGTAAACCAGGAATTGCTTGTGCAGCTGCCATTTGGCCTTGAGCTGCCGTTGCACGATCAGCCGCAAACCTACTAGCTGCATTTTGAAAAGCTTGTGCTTGTAGTTGAGCTGTTAGATCTCCTGCTCTTTTTGCAGTTTCAGCTTGAAGAGTAGCTTCTTGTATTCCCTGTCTTGCTCCACCAAACGCACCTCTTGAGACTGCTTGTGCTCTAGCTGTTTGTTGTGCTCTTGCAGATTCTTCTTGTAAGTTTCTTATTGCGTTATTAGCAACTGTATCTATGAAAGGATTCATATACTGATTTGCAATATCAGTAGTAAATTGAGTTCCTGCTATATTAGCTGCCGCTCTAACTCTATTTTGAGCTTCTGGTACTACGCCAGATTGACCGAACTGTCCTAAATTTGTTTGAGCTTGAGTAATTGCTGCATTTTGAAGAGCAGTTAAATCTGCTATTCGTTCACCTTCATAAGCTTGAAAAGGTTGTCGACTTGCTACATTAGCTCTAGCAAATAAATCTTCTTGTAAATCTTTAAAATATTGTGGAATTTCATATTGTACTGTACCTTGACTGGGTGCTTGTACTACTGTAGATGTAGGTCTAAATAAGTTTCCCATTATAAATTATCTCCATATGTACCACCAAGGTATTCAAAGTTTTGTCTTATTAACCATTGATGTTTTCTATCAATATCATGTCCTTGCGTCATTTCAAGTATCAAAGGCATTTTGTTTATTTTAACGTATTCTTTAACATATTCTAGCAATTTTTTTGCTATTCTACTATTTCTTTTTTTACTATCTACATAGAGCCAATTAACTCTAAAAAACTTCTTATCTGTATACCAGGTATCTTCATCAACTACTGATATAGTTCCTACGATTTTATTATCTTTTTCAGCTACTATTACAAAATTATTATAAATTATATCGTAAATATAAGAATCTCCTTTCCTAGTATTAGGTTTTCCTAATCTTAGTGGCGATTCATCAAGCCAGTTTAGTAATAAATTTCTAATAGGCTTTACGTCTTCTAAAGTAGCTTTCCTATAATTAACCAATTAACCCTTTCGATTTTAGAGCATCTATTAAAGTAGCTAAAGTATTTGCGACAGTAGCCAAGTTAGCTGATGTAGGATCTAAACTTTTATTAGGAGTTACATTACTAGTAGTAAAACCTGTTTCTGCTGGCTGAGTAATTTCTAATAGATACTGCTCTAAGTCAGTAATAGCTTGATTATATACTGTCATTAATTCATCATCAGATCTAGCTATAGGAAGGCTAGGAGGTCTTTTAAACGCCATTATCTTTTACCATCTGGTCGAGCATCTACTCTTAAAGTTCCGAATCTCCACCTATCGTCTACAGTAGAATTACTACTTATCTTTACAGCTACTTGTCTTCCTCTCGATCTAGTATTAATTTGTTTAGTGCTAGTTGTAATATCTTTTTCTCCTGACTGAGTTTGTGTATCAGTAGGAAACTCCCTAGATAATAAATTCATTTTTACAGTTCCTTGTAAGTTTTTAAAATCTGGTATGTATCCTCTAATAAACATGAACTGATCTCCGTCAGCTATATCTACATCTCCACTTGTAATAAATGTGCTCATTACATTTCCATTATCTGATTCACCAGTTTCATGTTCGTATATAAAGCTACGACCTGCACTAACTCCATTTAAAGTATCTGAAGTTGCAGCAGTAGAACTAGCATCGTATTCAGTAGCTTGAGGAATACTAAATACTCCTTGATCTACCCATGCACTTCTACTTAAATTTCCAATATACCATACTTGTTCTTGATAATTATAAATTACATATCTATCTACTTGACTTGAATTAGATGAACAGTAGAACCATATAACTTCATTAAACTCATTATTCTCACCAGCATACACTTGAGTATTTTGAGCTGTATTAATATCACTAAAAACATAATTTTTTACACTACAGGGAAGTTCTTGAATACTTCCTCTGTAAATCATAAATCTTCCCTCTGACATCCAGTAAGCTGTATCGTTTACTACCACTGCTGAGTTTAATCCTACAGCACCACAATCTGTTCCTAGTAATCTAAAACCAAAAGTAAAAGGAGGACCTACAAACTGCATACTGTGAAGTGCTTGATCAGTCCACACTAAGATTTCATTTCTAGTTTTTTTAGCAGATATTATTCTACTTCCCTCACCTAATCTTTGAGAGCCTGCTGTATTAGTTGTACTAGCTGTCCATTGAGTAAAATTTTCTTGATCTGACCATCTAATTAACATAGTATCTTGAGTGCTAGGTGTTCCTATCGTTACCTCAGTTCCAAAACAAATTAAATGTCTATCAGGAGTAGATACTAAACCAGTAACTGAAGCTGTAGGAGCATTACTAACTGCTGTCATACGGTTATTAGCTAACCCTGCTGAAGTATCCCATTGATAAGTGCTATCGTTCTTTTTCCAACCATATAAATCTTCACCAGCATTATCGAAACTCCACATACCCATATCTAAAGTAACGTTAGAAGTAGATCGAGCTGTACCCCAAGTTTCAGTATTCCATGTAGATGTACCCCAACCATAACCTAAAGTTTGAACATCTGGTTCAGTTGTTAACTCAAATTTAGCGTTTCCGTTTCCTTTATTAGTTATACCAGAGCCTGATTCAGCAGATGGCATTTGTATAAAGAAAGCGTTTCCGTTTGCTACTCCTTGTACCTGTAAAGTTAGAAGTTGTAAAATTAGTATCTGAAGTTAATGAAGATATAGTATCAAATATAACGAAATCACCAGCACTAGTTCCATGACTATTAATAGTTACAGTAACGTTAGCACTTCCGTTAGTGGTAGTAAATATATTCGTTAAAGAAGTATTACTTTGTCTAATAGGAGTAACATTATATAAGTTACCTCCGTTAAAAATGTAAACTTTCTTATTAGTTCCTAAACCTATATATCGACTTCCGTCTAAATCGAACCATGCTTTTATTCCTCTTACAGCTCCTACCATAGCTGTACTTGCTTTTTTTAACCAGCCTCCTATTTTTTGAGGAAGACCAAATCTAAATCTTACTTTATCACAATCTACCCATGCTCCTTCAGCACCATACTCAGTATTTTCTTTATCTATTCCTGATCTGAATTGAACTTTCGTATACATTAGTCTTTTTTTAATTTTAACAAGTTACTAATATTATTAGCTTTAACCATTTCATTTCTAAAACTTTCTATTGCAGCACCAGCTTGATTACTTTGTCTAGAATTTTCTATTAATAACATAGGAAGCATAGCAATAGCACAGCCATACTCGTCAACTTCTTCACCAGTTTGAGGGTGAGTGCCTCTTATTTGAGTAAACCAAGCACAGTCAAATTTTTTACAAGGAGTAAAATTATTGAGAGGACAATTATCTTTAATTTCAATTTTCAATTTAGTCTTTTGCTGCAATAATTAAATCTACATATTGCACATCTAAATTTAAGTTAGTAGAAAAACTATGAGTATGTGAATCACCAGCTAATGAACCAGCAGTGTGAGTATGGCCACTACCTCCTCCTTGATAATCAGTATAAAATCTAACAGCACCACTTGAATTACCAGTATTTCTAGTACCTGCACTAACGCTATCACCAGTACCAAATTCGCTATGACCACCTGCTAAGTGTCTATGTGAAGGTATTTCACTTAAAGTTAGAGTATGAGATCCTGTTGAACCTGAAATGGTAACTGCGCTTCCGCCAGTAGTTCCACTAACAGTGTTATTAGTATTAAATGCTGCAGCAAAAGTATTACTTCCACCTGAACTTACTGAACCTGTTACAACACGTAAAGCTTTATTATTATGTGTAGTTTGTTTAGTCCAGCCAGTAGGTGCTGCAGATTGTTGAAATAACATTTTAGTTGAACTAGGAAAAGCTTCTATTCCTGTTAAACCTGAACCATCACCAGTTACTGTAGTTGCGTTCAATACTGCTACGTTAACAGTTCCTAAAGATTTAGTGCCATCTGCAAAAAGATCTACCATATCATCTCCGTCTTTAACGTAAGCAACAGTATGGGTTCCTTGAGTAATAGCTATGCCATTAGCTGCATGGCCAGTAGGTGCTACATGTAAAGTATAAGAACCTGTAGTATTATTATGAAAAATATATTCTTTCTCTACTGCTGGTAAAAAAACGTAAATATTACCAGATAGTGTTCCTGTAAATTCAATTACTTTATTAGCGGCTTCATTAGTAGTTTCTACATCTGGATCTCTATTAGAAGACGTTAAAGTAACGTTAGCACTTCCTGCTACAGATTTAGCTAGATAACCTCCTACGGCAGCGTCTATAACTTGTAAATTTTCATTTGTATTATTACCCCATACACCAGCGTTTGCGCCAGCTTCCATTAATTCTAATTTTAATCTAGTTGAATAAGTTGATGCCATTTTATGCCGCTATCTCCGTCCATGTGTTTGTACTCGAAGTATCTACTTCAGTCCACGAATTACTTGCACCTGGTATAGGTTGCCAGAAATTAGGTGAACCAGAACTTATATTAGCAGAAATTCCAGAAATTGAAACAATTTGTTGTCCTACTATAGATACTGTTCCTACTGATGTAGTCGCAGATAATCCTGTTACTGAAAATCCTTGATTATTCTTTACAACTACACTATTTAAAGTAGTCGTTAATCCTTGACCAGTAACAGCAAATGAAACATTAGATAATTGGCTAACGCTTCCTAATGAGACAGTTAATTGTTGTCCTGTAACATCTGAATCAGTTATGAGCTGAACTGTAACGCTTCCTAAACTTGTAGTAGCAGATTGCCCTTGATAATTATTATTAGTAGGAGTATTAGCTTGACCTCCCATAGCAGAATGATATTGACAGTAATAATATAGAGTAGGAGCAGAAGCGGCAACAGTTATAGTTGTTTTATAAGCACTATCATCTTTTACAACCCCTGTAGTGTATTCACTACCTCCACTATGAGTTCCACCACTAGTAGTAGAAAATCTAACAGGATGCCCTGTAGCGGCCGACCAATCGAATATGTAAGTGTTACCTTCTTCTAATTCAAGAGTAGGTTGTTGTACTCCGTCAATAACGTATTTATTACCTGATCCAGTAGATACAACAGTTACAGTAAATGTTTGAGTTATTCCTTTAGGAACGACTAAAGCTGAACCGCTCGTAGTTTCATTTCCTTGAGAAACTGTAGCTTCTTGTCCATTTGCAGCCACATCACCTGGTATCTGAACAGCTACACTTCCTAAACTTGTAGTTCCTTGAACTCCTGTTTCTATAACTACTGCAGATCCTACGACAACTTCATCAGATAAAGTTGAAGTTAGTTCTTGCCCTGATTGAGCAATTGCTATATTAATAGCTACTGATTCATCTCCTAACGTTGAAGTTAAACCAAATCCTGTTTCACTTATAACAGCTTGTCCTGCTACTACAACATCGTTTACAGATCCAGTAAGTGCTTGTCCTGAAGCTACAATCTCTCCTTGAGCTGATACAGTTACACTATTTAATGTAGTAGTAAGAGCTTGGCCAGTAATCGCAACACCAGTAGTTACGTCAACCGATACGCTATTTAATGTAGTAGTAAGAGCTTGACCAGTAACAGCGAATGCTATACTAGTTCCACCTTCCGCAGAGAAAGGGGCTTCAGCGAATGATAATCTCGCAAAATTCATTTATTACGACCCTGGTTTAGTCGGCCAAGTTACTGCATTTACTTTTTCTACTGTGTCTAATCCTGTAGTAAGGTCTCTTAAATCTTGTCTATATTTTTTCTGTGCGTCTGTCATGGTGTTGTCAGAGGCACCCCACCAATCTGTTTCTGCTAATAATTTGTTTCTTTTAAGACGCAAAAAATTTAAGGGTATTTCTTTGTC